ATTTTTTCTTCAAGTCGGTGCGGACGATATCATTGTAACTTTTGAAAGGTTCTGACGTAAAACAATAATGCCCAGATGTTTTTATTATTAAATCTGCTGGTGGGTTGTCCGACAGGTGTGGTGGAATCCATTTTATATATTTTCCAGCTTGTTTGCAAACTGTATGCGCTTTTTCCAATTCATCAATCGTAAATCTTTCCAACATTAAACGTGTCTGTGTTACACCAAATTCAGGAGCTATGTTTATGGAGTCTAGACCAAGTTTTGCCCTTGTCCTTATTTCTGCTTCAGTCAGATAATCTCCATTGTGTTCTTTTGACAAAAGACCACTTCCATGAGCAACCTTGACCATCTCAGATAATCTTAACGAATCGAAATTGCCAACATTTTGCAAACCGCTAATCTTTACTCCAGATTGTATAACACAGTGAGTTATTCTATTAAAGTCGCTACCAAGGGCTGTTTGTAATTCGGTAAGAATGTACTCTAAATCTTTTGGGCTGTAAGGAAAAATGGCTTCCTCAGTGCCTACCTCAAATAATATGTTTTCGCTTTTCTTTAAACAAAATTCAATTAATTTCAAAGAATTGTAGACCCCATCTTGTACTGTCGTAGATGCCTTCCACGGATCGATGTGTAAAATTTCCATGCCGGCGTCGATGTCACTACTCAGACTATCTTTGCCGTCGTCTTCTTGTTCTCCCTGAAGTGGACCACCGTGGTCGCGTACCAATGCGACATTATGTGTTTTTTCACCAACATAATTACAAAATTTATCAGTTGACCAATGATTTACATAACCACCAGTATTCTCCACCTGTCTTCTTGAAGGTATGAGTCCCAATGGATTTTTTGTATCATTAGTGTAGTCTATTACAGAGTCCACTATCTCTTTGGACATGGGTCCAATAAACAGTCGGGAATTTATTTTATTTTTTTTCATGGTTAGCCTCTCTTATCGCCTTATATAAATGATATTTGCCAAAATGGAATAAAAACTTGTTGAGCGGGTATTCATGTAAAGGTGACATATTAATCCATATTAGCGCCGTCAACACTTTCACCTTGTTTAAATCATAACCGTTGCTCTTAATAAATTTGTGTAACACCTCTCTACATTCTAATAAAGTGCTGTTACATAGTATATTACATTTTACACTGTCACCATACGTTATGTTAAACAATTGTTTGTTAACAATATCGTGGTTTACTATTAAATTGTGATTAAGTTTAGCTAGGTCATAGTAGATATCGCCAATCTCCAGGGCACCGCCGAAGTCTTGCCTCCAATCAAGAAGGGTAAAACCCGACGAAGTAGATAAAACGTTATCTAAAATAAAATCCCCATGAATTCTACACGGAGTCGCATCACAAAGCCACTTTTTATCGATCTGTTTTATCAGTGTTGTAATTTGTGGAATGTTTTCACCATTAATATTCATTTCCTTGTCTTCTAATTTATCTCCAAAGAACAAAGCGATTCGTTTATAGGTTTTGTCAAAATAAAATTTATCACAAGTTTTGCTCAGTTCAACGTCTGTGATTGGTGTTTTCCAAAGGTTTTCTTTAGACCAAGCTAAAAATTCTTTAAACATTTTAACATTTACTGATGTAGCTAGTAGGTCGCCTTCAACCATTTTGTATTTATAAAAATTGTTACTAGAAGACAAGACCTCTGGCACCAGCCCTCTTAATATGGCTGCGCGTTGGACTCTGTTTTTTACTATTTGTTCATTGTAAAAAAACTTAACCACAAAATCTTCATATAAATATATTGATTCGTCAAGCTTGTCCAGAACATCGACACTACACTTAAACGCTTTTCTTGTGCTTTCTAACTCGCTTGTATTGCCGATATCATACCAATTGCCCAATTTAACTAATTCAAATTCATCAACACGTAACATTCTATTGATGACATCGCCCTCAAATAGAGATGATTTGTCAGGAAATTTTTTATACAGTTGCTCTATTTCCTTCCAAAATAACTTGTAATTATTCACCCCGCATATACCGACGTAACAATGGTCAAAAGTGATTTCGCCCTTTTGATTAATCTTTGTAATTTTTTTATCATCAACCCACAAAGTTGTGTACTGGGAAGTTTCATCCTTTTGAGCACCAACGCAGTAATTGAACGTCGGGGAAGGAATATTATCATCTTTGCCAACAATTGTATCGCAAGCATTAAAGATAAAAGGACATTGCAGAGCTTTTTTAGCCTGTAATATAGAATATACTAAGCTACTGCCATGATCTTTGTAATTATCAACATCAACAAACTCAAAACTCCTTTCAGGATAGACTAGGGTTAAAAACTGTCTAATGTGATCACCATAATGACCCAAAGTAATAACAAATTTAGTCTCAAGTGGATAAGACTCAATTATATGTCCTATTGCGGGTTTATCGCCAATTCTAACTAAAGACTTGTTTGTATAATCTGTAAGTCTTCCTAAGCGACTACCAATACCACTGGTTGTGATAAGAACTTTATATTCTGCTGTATTCATCTTCGATTCTCACTATGTCATCTTCCCCAAAATATTCTCCCCACTGAGTTTCAATAAAAACTAAATCTTCAGTTCCATTGTTGTGGGGGCGGTGTTTTGCACCAACGGGAATCTCAAAAGTATCGCCAGCATTCATTGGATACTTTATATCATTTAAAGTTAGAACGCCCACCCCTTCTATCACAGTCCACACTTCGTTGCGCTTGTAATGGTATTGGTAACTTGGCTTCTGTCCCGGTCTTACAACAATCTTTTTGACTTTGCATTTTGGACCATCGTATAGAACTTCATAAGTTCCCCAAGGTTTTTCTGTTATCTCTCTCATTATCATCCCCTGTGTTCCATCTAGTTTCTCCTATAAGCTGTTATAGAATTTATTTTCATATCTTCATTAAATGTTAAAACATCTAAAACTGGAATTGTTTCGTTGTCGATATGGACTAATATTTCTGCAAAGACTTTATTGCCGTTTTGATAAACATTTTCCACTATGACATTCAAATTTGAAACAGAATTAAATATTTTTTTGTTTGCTGCAACAACGGGCGCCTTACCACAAAAATTAATTTCCCAGTCTTTTAATGATACATCATCAGAGAACATGCCTTGTAACCCACTCACATCTTTGTCGGAA